AAGAAATTTTGGTATTATTTTGAAAGATAGAATTATTCAGAGATGTAATTTCTTTAGTAAGAGCTATAAATTTATTTTCTCTTTCTTCTTCTTGCTCAATAGTCTTCTCTAATTCTTTATATCCATTTGTAATTTCTTGAAGAGTCTCTGTTGATTGATTTAACTTTTCATTTCTGAATCCTTCTTCTATTGGCTGGGTGCAAGTGGGACAAACTTGATTTATTGTAAAAAAATCAGCTTCCTTTTTAATCGTTTGAATTTTGTTTGAAATTTTACCCTTAAGAGTTTCTAATTTTTTAATTTTTGAAGTTGCTGCTGAAAATTGAGAAGATGCTTCGGCTAAATCTTTAACCTTACTCGTTAAAGCTTCAATATCTAATGAACAAAGGTCTGTGCGAGCCTGAGCTTCTTTAATTTTATCTTCTTTGTCTTTAATTGTATCTTGACTTTGTTTTTCAATTTCATCAATGAAATTTTTTTGCATCACGACCTTATCTTCAAGAGAAGATTTTTGAAACTCAAGTGTCTGAAGTTCTGTTTTTAAAGTTTTAATTTTTTCTTTGACGACCAAATTCATGGAAGAAAAGATTTTGATATCAAGAAGATCTTCTATGATTTCTCGTCTTGCTGCCAAAGGCAACTGCATAAATGGAACAAAGTTACTCGTCCCCAGAATTACAATTTGCGTAAATGTTTTGTAATTCATCCGAAGTACATTTTTCTCCAACCAAGATTGTTGCTCTTTGGTTGAATGGCTCTGATCTAACAATTCATTGTTTTTATAAATTTCAAAGATCGCTGGTTTTTGGCCCCTTCTTACTTTCCATTCATTAGTTCCAATAGTAAACTCTATTTCAACAACAGAATCTTTATTGTTTACAGAATTTATTAGTTGTGGAATGTTTATGGGTCTATAAGGTTTATTAAACAGAGCATAGGTAAGTGCATCCAATACAGTGCTCTTACCATGAGAATTTTTACCAAAAATTCCAGTTGTTGGGCATTTTATAAGGTCAATTTCTATGAAATGATTTCCAGTGGCCAAGAAATTGCGCCATCTAATAGAGCGAAAAGTTATCATAAAATATTATCAAGGTCTATGTCATCAGGTGGAACCACAATATCGTGTGGGGTGATAATCGTATATTTTTGATTCATAAGTTCACACATTTTAATGATTTTGACATCATCAAACTCCATTATCTTAGTTGGGGGGAATCCAATGTCTTCCAATTGAGAACAATAACGAATTGCATCATCTTCTTGAACAAAAATTAAAACGACTTCAGAACCCTCATCGTCACAAATAGAAAAAGCTCCCGCTTGTTCAGAATCTCGTTTTACTATAACAAACATTAGATTAATTCAAAAGCTTTTTTATAAACAGAATACATAATGTTCTGCATTTTTGATTTATCTAAATCCACTTCACTATCTTCAACGTATTTTTGAAGAATGGATAGAGTATCCTCAGATTCAAAAAGCTCTTCAGAGTATTCTTCAATGTTATCTTCTTCAATAAAGTTTTCAATTATTTTTAATTCTGCTACATTTGCATTATAAAAATTTTCTAATACTTTATCAAACTTATTTTGGTCTTTTCTATTTTTAACAATAAGTTTAACTAATTTATCTTCGTAAAAAGTATAGTCAATATTATTAATCCCATCGTTATAATAAAGTTGATAGTGTAACTTATAAGGATTATTCACATACTCGTGTTCTAAGGTTTGAGTGTCAAAAATAACAAATCCTCTATCTTCATCAAGATCATTGAAGTAAATCTCATAAGGATTTCCAATATAGTAAATTGCTCCATTGTCAGACCTTGAATGATAATGACCCGAAAAAACTTTTTTGAATTTATGAAACTCAATGGGGTCTCTTGCATCCGTCATAATGTGACCTTTATGTGCCACGAATCCATTAAGTTCAAGATGTCCCAAACAAACATTTGCCTTTGTTTGTTTAATCATCTCTAAGGTTTTCATCTCATTCTCTTGATTAATCCAAGGAACAAAAATAATGTTTAATCCATCAATTTTTACTTCTGTAGGGTCTGAGTAAACACTAATGTTTTTGTATTCAGAAAGAAGAAGCTCTGGAGAATTGATTCGGTTAGTATTTCTCAGAGCACAATCGTGATTTCCCGTTAAAAGATGAACCTTATATTTTTTAAGTGGTTCTAAAACGACTCTCTTTGTCCATTCAAGTGAGATAAAATCAATGTTCTTGCGAACGTCAAAAGCATCACCAAGATGTAGAACTGTTTCAATTTTATGTTTTTCCAGATAAGGAAAAAATACATTTTTATAAAAAAGTTCAAAATAATCGTGAAATATTTTAGAACCTTTTCTTGCGGAATAATGAGTATCTGTAATTATAGCTACTTTGCTCATAAAGTATTTTCTGTTATCTGATGTATGAGGTTTTGTCTTTCAAAAATAAGTTCTGTAATCTCGTCTTCATAAGATTGAATCAGAAGAAGTAAGTCTGCTCTTGATTCTGATGTGCGAAGTTGCTCAAATAGCTTTTCACACATTTCTTTACGGTCTGCAGGCTTCATCAACGCATCCTTGATTGTACAGAATCTTTAATAGAATTATAATCGCTGTAGTTATTATTACCAATAGTGTTATCATCAGTAAACACCTCATCGAAACCATTTTTATCAAGTAGCTTTTCAGTTATTTCTACCTGACGTTTTTCTTTGTTGATTCTTCGGATAAAAGCTTTATCTATAACTGTTGTAAAGTAAGCAAATGGATTATTGCTTTTTTGTGGGTCAAAATTCATAAAGTATAGAATGCAGTTTTCTACTGCATCGCTTATCATCTCTTCCCGATAAGAGTAGTTGGCAAAATTTGGCTTAAAGGAATAACGAGTTGCCATTTTTAACAAACATTCACCAATGTAATCGGGTAGTTTGGGGACTTGCTCACCAGACTCTCTCGCTGCAAAAACCTGTTTACGGTATTCTACAATAGCGGCAAAGAAGTCTTTGTTACAAACGTAATGAACGCTCTTTTTACCTCTTGGGGGTCTTGTTACTTCAGTTGAAATCATTTATTTTTCTCGGTTGTTCCTACCTTACATTAAAAATATCAATACGTCAAGTATCTATGTGACGATTACAAGATTGACACATAAGAAGTTGACAAACAAAATAATCGTGAGTAGGATTTGCCTTGTGCAGTGAGATGGGAAATAATATTTAATATTAACTAATAACTATAAAGAATATTAAAGACTACATTAGATAATGAAACCAAAGGTTTCATACAACTCCGTAGGAGTTGTTATCTAAGAATATTTATTAGAAGCTGTAGAGCTTCTTTTTTTTGTATCTATTAGTATGCCAATTACAAGATTGTCACATAAGATCTTGACATAGGAAAATACCGTGTTTAGAATGGCCTTGTTAGGTGAGATGGGAAATAATATATAATATTACTAAAGAATATATAAAGACTATTAATACAAGAACCAAAGGTTCTTATGCTGCGTTAGCAGCATTATTAACGACTAATAAGGGTACTTGACAAGAAATAAAATCTATGATAATCTCTTACTGTTCTGGAGATTCGGTTTTATCCAGTTCATAAAGTCTTTCAAGAATTTCTTTCATATCATTTACATTCCCCAAATGTCCCATTTCCTTTGTCAAATAAGTTTGGTTTCCACTCTTTAAACTCTTAGATTTTCTTACATAAGAAGCGTATAGTTTTATCATTGCGATGTCATTACACTCACTCATTGTAATGACATCATCAAGATTAATAATAAACATACTTTGAGTTGTTGTTTTCATCCAAGGTTCAATTAAAAATCCAAAAGATGAATTTTGAGTGACCATAATGGGGTCAGAAATAACTAAAAATAAATCATCATCTTCTTCAGATGCAGCTACTTTCGCAAAAATCTCTTCCCCACTTTTTAACTTAACTGTTGCAAAAAACTCGTCTTCCATAGTTATTATTTTATTACTATTTATTTTTCTATGTTTATTGTGAAGATCTCATAGTCAAAATCTTCTTGAAGATAAATTTTTACTCTTTCTGTAAAATGTTTTAATGTATAATTATCACCACAATCATCTGCAATATCATAAAGAACAGATTTATTTTTGGTTTTAGAAATTCTTAATCCTCTTCCGATAGTTTGCAGAAGTCTAATTGACCCTTTGACAGGAAAAGCAAGAATAGTATTATGTAAATTTTTAATGCTTACACCAGTACTGTAACATTGATAAGAAGCGACAATAATTGCATTATCTTCTCGTTCTACAATTGCCCTTACTGCTTCTCTTTCGGTTCCTTCTACACCACCGTGAATAAAAAAGATTTTACGATCATCATTCACCTTTTCCTTGATTAAATTGTAAAGTACCTCACCATGTGTTTCAACACGAGAAAACATAATTAAAGTGTTACCCTTTAGGGATAGAGCTAAATTTTTAATGTAATTATTTCTTTTTTCATTTGTAATTAGATATTGAACCTCATCCTCATAAGCATTAAATTTTTGTTGACTATGCTTTAAAACCAAACAATGAATGTTTAATTGAGAAGCTCTACCTTTTTCAATAAGCTCTTTTGTATTAACTGTTTTATACGAAGGACCAAATAATCCTGTAATTGTAAGTTCATTTGGGGCTTTGCTGCTACCATTATTACTTAAGGTTCCAGTAAATCCAAATCTATATTTTACATTATGTGCATTTTTCATTATATTTGAAAGGCTCTTAGCTTGTGTGTTGTGACACTCATCAACTATAATGACATCATAATCATTATAAAAACTTTTATCTAACTTATAAATGCTTTGCCAAGTAGTAAAAGTTACGTCCTTATCACTTTTCTTCGTTTGTCCTTGGTAGATTGTGTGAATGTTATCTTCCGAGTCAAACCCATAATCAATCCAATCTTTAAACATTTGATGAATAAGAGTTGTTGTGGGGAAAATGCAAAGTATTTTTAAGCCTTTGGTTAGATAATACCGACTAATTGCATATAGACAAAAACTTTTACCTGATGCCGTTGGTGAAACAATAGTTTTACGATTATATCTTAAACATTCATAAACTGCTGCTATTTGATACTCATAGGGTTTAATTCCCGACTTTTTTCCCAAAGCAGTCATAAACCCACTAATCCCTTCTTTGGTTATTTCTTCATTAACCTCAAAAGGAGATCCATAAAATTTACTATACTCAAACTCATAGGTATAACCTAAAGTTTTTATTTTTGCAATTACCCTATCAAGTAATCCAGAAAAAATTTCTCCGGTTGTTACACTTAGTAACCTAATGTCTCCAGACCAATATTTATTTTTACCTTTCATATATTTTGCGTGGTCCAATTCAAAGGTAAAATAAGGAGCTAACTCATAAAGAATGTGTGGTTCACACTTGAGTTTAATATAAACATAATTTTTAGCTGAAATAACAACATCACTCATTAGAAACCTGCGGTAAATTTTTGAAAATCA